AATGTCCTACACCAAATGTAGGGTATCCTAAATGATCGTGGTATATTTTATATACTACGCCCTCATCTATTTTTAATTGTTCGTAGATTTTATCTCGATTCATTATTGTATTCCTGATTGTATGTGAATTGCATTCCAGGTTTTACAAAGCATGTTGTAATGCTTATCCTGTTGTTTTTATATTTATCTTTTTCTTCCCCAATTACTTGTTGTGCTTCAAAATTTAATCCAGGCACTTGATGTTCTAACCAAGCAGGCCAAACAATTAAATCTCCTGGTTTAGGATAAAATATTTGTTCTAAAGCGTTATGTTCTCCTTTAATATTATCTCCTGGCACCCATGATGCAAACAAATCAGCATCTGGACTTTTAAATATTATTGGAGAATGTTCTTCATCTCTCTTTACATAATAGGTAGCAATAAGATGATAACTATTATGAGCATGCCAACCATAGTCATCTTCTTCGTCCATTGTTGTATGCCATGATAAAGAGTGCCATCGTTTTCTTAATGATTGTAATATTACAGGTGGCATACGGAATTGTTCCATATATTCTATTGCGTTTTCATGTATGATTTTATATAACTCTGGAAAATCGTTTACACCTTCCATAGGATCTTCTTTAGTATATACTTTATGGTTTCCATGTTGGTCGTATAAAGAACTCTTCTTTAATCTTTTACCTCTTGTTCCAGGCCATTGTTTACTATTATAGATATTGTTAATGTCAGACTCTAAGCCCTCTAAAAGATTTAGTGCTACATTCTCTTTATATGAAATAGGTACGCCAAGGATTTTCATTCTTGTAACAACCAAGGGATTAAATATTTGCCTGTGGTATCCCACTTGCCCATTACAAGTTTACTTGGATCTTCATGATGGTTTTTATGATAGTCTTCTCCACCCATAAAAATATTACATAACCAATTCAAATTTTTAGGCTCTCCTTTTTTACCACTATGTCCAGCCCAATTTAAAATATTAGTCCAAATCCAACTCCATGAAAACAAGAATGCTAACCACACCATAAGCCACTTACTAACTAAACCTAATACAATCCAATTGGCTAACCATAATTTCCAATAATTATTTGTAACCCATTTTGCTTCATGATTCCTGGCATATACTCTCATATATGATACTGTTGGTTTAACTTCATCATACCTACCAAAAAACATTCTCCAGAAACCTATTTGTTTAGGACCATGAGGATCGCCTTCTTCGTCTGTATGTTTATGATGTTGTAAATGAGATACAACATAGTGGCCTGGAGGACCGAACCCTGTCATAACCATAAAGTAAAACATAATCTTTTTACCTAACCAGGAAGGTTCAAACGCATTGTGGGTTAACCAACGATGATATCCAGCATTGCCTAGTCTTGCTATAAAAGAGGCAAGTACAAAAAAGAATATTGCTTGTGGAACTGTTCCACCGCCGTATATAAACCACAGAGGTACACCGATTGCTGTAGTGGTGTATAGAACAATTATTTTAATCAATACTTTGGTTGTGTACTTCATATTACTATTTATTAGTCAAAAAGAAGCCCTTATTAATAAGGGCTCCCAAAACTCTAGGTTTTAATTACTTTTCATCAGCAAGCTGCTTAAAGTAACTTAATGTATCATCTTCATCATCAGCTACTGCTGGTGCTGGTTCTGATACTACAGGCGCTGCTTGAGTTGCTACTGTCTCAACAATAGGCTCTTGTGCAACGGTTTCTGCTGTAGGAACGGCCTTAGAACTACCTAATACCATATCCAATTTAGCTTTCAACTCTTCATAAGACTTGAATTGATCTGGAGAAACAAGTGTACCTAAGTCATATTGTTTATTCCAAATTTCTTCAATGGCCTCATCAGACTCTGCAATAGGTGAAGGCGAATCAAATTCACTTTTATCATAATTACGATAGCCTTCTACCTGTCTAATTTTTAGTCTAAAGTTAGCCCCTTCCCAGAAATCAAAAGGATTTACTGGTTGTTCATCCTGAAACTCAGGCTTCAAGACATCTTGAATTTTATCAAAGATCTTTTTACCAAATTTGTAGATAAAAACTTTACCTTCATTTTCAGTATTAACAGGATCTGAGATGACTTGGATATTAGCCCAATAGTTCAAACGTCTTTTTTGTTTACGAGCTATCTCTTTATTAGACTCTACACCAGAATTCCATAGTTCAGTGTTTAATTCTGAAACAGGATCTTGCTTGTTTAGAGTTGTGAGAGAATTCTCGATATACCATTTTCCACCAGGACCTTGAAATCCGTGGTTGAACATTCTAACCCAAGGGACATCAGTATCTGTTGCACCTTTATGTAAAGGCAAGAATCTGATAATGAATAAACCATTACCTGCTGAGTCTACTGTGGGTTTCCATTCTCTGTCGTCACCTTTTTTAAAGTTAGACTGAGGGTTTGAGATTTTTTCGACTTCCTTCATTAAGTTATCGAAATTTCCGCGCTGTTGGCGAAGTTGTGAAAGTGTATTAAACGACATATTTTTCTCCTTGTATTGCGTTGTATAGCGTTGTATTTGCGTTGTATAACATTATTAAAAGTGGCCATTGCCCCCGAAGGGACAATGACTTCTAATTTTGACGGGCCGAAGCCTTTAGTCCCGAAGGATGTCTAACTAGCAATATTATTTATAAGAGTTTCATGTTTTAGATGTAACTTTTTGGTATCCAAGTTGTTCATTAATAGAAAAGGCCTGTACCGTTGTATTGTTCTACATGTATCTCCTATTATTAAATCGCCTCTTAAATTGGTTAAAAAGGGTGACATAATATCTAAGATTGCAACTGTTTCTATCTTAATATGTCCTCCCATAAATAGCCTTACTTCAACAGGGTGATTATTCTTTGACATTAGATATTTGTTCCAATTTTCTATTGCCTTTAGATCTTCTCCAAATGTATAACTAATTTTAGATTGTCTAGCAATCCATTCATGAAAGACTTCTATCTCTTCCATACCATATGGCATGCCACATTTCTTATGGCCTGTTATAGCATTAGCAACAGACAAAGCTATGAACTCTGGTTTAGACCATCTATCTGCAACTGCTTCAAACATTTCTTTTAGGAAATGTTTTCTATCTTCTCCGTCAAAATATTTTCTAGGCATCTTCACAGCATTACCATATTTGTATTTGTCTTTAAAAGCAAAAGGAAATCTCTTATCATCATAGTTACTCCAAAAATGATCTTTAACAGCAAGGTGTACTTTCCATGCAGCAAAGGGTTCCATTTTATTCAAAGGTTTCTTCAATTTCTAACCCGCCATTTTCATAGTATTTAAATGTTGCTTTCTCTTTTTGATACATTTTTCTTTCGTAATCAACACCACTTAATTCTGCATATTCTTTTAATGTTCTTTTATCACCTAAACCATACTTTCCTTTGGTGTTGCCTTGTAGTACTTCATTAACCTTTTCCTCTGCCATTTCAATTCTTAAGTCTTTTTCTATTTTTAATTCAGGACTTGCTTCTGCCATATTCCAATGTAACTCTCTTTTTAAATCTAAATCATCACTATTATACCAATGATATAATGGTGTATTAGGTACATGAACTAAATCGTAACCGTGTGTAAATGCCCGAAGTGCTAATGTTGTTTCTTCACCTGCAAAATATATCTCTGGATCGTATGGTATTTCTTTTACAAAATTTCCTTCTGTAAAAATTAATCCTGCTGATAGTGCAAACCCTCTATAATATTTTTTGCCTGGTATAACATGTGCCACTTGGCCTGAATGATATCCTTGTGAGAAAGGTAAGTGCATTGTCATAACATGAGTTTGATCTGGATCGTCTGTTGTAACTCTAAATATATATTCCTGATCTGTGTTAAAGAAACCACCTTTAGGTGTAATGACATCGAAAGCTCTAGGATATCCTGTTATGATTGGTTTATCAAACCACTCTAAACAATTATTATATTTTTCTAATAAGTTTTTATCCCAGTCCTTTTCAAATAATGTATGGGAATCTATTTGCATGAAAATCTCTTCACCTTCATATAAGTCTGTTTGTATCTTACTTCGTGCCCAACATGCTCCTTTAGCATCTTCGGGATCACAAGTTTTATATCGTACATTGTCTGGAAGATCTTTTAGAATATCTTTAGACTGATCAAAGACACCCAACACCAAATCGTCTTTATACTTTGCATTCTTTATTATAGAGTCTATCGTATAAGGAAGTATTGGATCTTGAAACGATGCTATCGAGACAAATATTTTCATAAAGGTAACTTACTTTTTCTTTTTTCTTTTAATAAATTTAAATCTAATGCTTCTTCTTTAATCTTAGCTTTCAAAGATGCTGTTAAAAACTTAGAGATACTTTCTATTTCTATTTCTTTCTTTATACAATAATCACAAACTATATCCATGCAAGGCGAGCTGGTATTAAAGGCCATCTTCTCTATGAATTGTGAAAATTCTGTTGATGTATGAAATTCTTTTGTTACTAGGAATATATCGCTTACTTTTTCTTTTGTCATTTCAATTGTATTATCTACTACCACTCTCGGCATCATTCTTATTCTCCTGAACCCAATTTTTTATATAATCATGTACATTGTGCGTGGGCTCCATATATGGGTGTTGACAAAATGTTTTTTGTGCTTCTCCCTTTCTATCAAACGAATGTACAATCGGGTGATCAAAACAGTCTGCAATAGATGAAATTGTTTTGGGGTTCCCGCTACCAAAATGTGCAACACCAGGAAGGCCTGGGTCTGCCATTAATTGCAAAATTCCTTGGACAACATCATCTACATGTGTGAAGTCTCTTTCTTTTTTGCCTGTTCCAAATATAGTTAAAGGTTTGCCTGCTAAATAGTCTTGTTTGAATTTTCGTATGACTGTGCTATATTGGCCATAGTCTGCTTCACCTGGTCCATACACATTATAATAAAACATTAAAACATAATCTAAGCTATACAATTTCCTATACATATCTAATAAAGACTCACATACAACCTTGCTAAATGTATATGGGTTGCCCTGTGATTCTACATACTGCGTACTTGAAGATGTGGAAAAGAATAATTTACAATTAAATACTCTAGCCCAATCTGCAACTGCACAAGTTGTATTAATATTGTTCGTTATAGTCTCGGTAGGATATTCTAATGCTCTCCTTACCCTTGGACTATTTGCTAAATGAAAGATGGCGGATGGTGGCTCTATAGAATTTATATGTGGATTAAAATTGACAACATCACATTTGTGATACTCTACGCTGTTATGATTGAAGAATACACTTCCTGTTCTATTGTCGTCAACTACTGTTACACAAAATCCTTGGTCCAATAAGTTCTTAGTAAGGTGTGATCCTATAAAGCCACATCCGCCAGTAACTATCACATGAGGTAAATCTGTTAACATGTGCTAATTATATGATCTTCCAATGCTTTAGTCAACATCTTTATAGAAGATATGGTTGTCTATGCTTACTGTATTGGTATATACCATAGACCATTTAGGTTTGACTTTCGTGTTGTGATACCACAAAGCTCCCCTTGTAAAGTCTTCAGTCTCATAGGCGTACATAACTTCTGCTATTAATAAGATATCCTTGTAGCAATTTTTGTCTGCAATAGTGTCAGGCTTTCCATCACAATACCAACTGAATTGGCATGAATGTAAATCTATCCTTCCACTAGGATAATATTTCGTTTGTTTGACTACACCGCATATTGTATTAGGAAATCTTTCATCCTTAACTCTGTTGAGTGTAACAAGTGCAACAGCCATTCTTCCTGCTGTTGATTCACTTCGGGCTTCAAAGTAAATATTTTCTGCTAAACAATGTACTTCAGTATCTTTAGCTTGTATTTCTTGTGCCCACATTACAAAAAATAATATTGGTAATGTTATCCATAACTTACGCATATGGTTCCTCCTTTATTAATCTACGTCTTCAGAAACTTTCTTATCCTTCTTTCGATTGTACTTAGTTTTATCCGGTACGACAGTGGCCTTGTTAAACAGTCTTGCATAACGGGCTACAGGATTTCGTATTTTTAGTTTCTTCTTACGCATAACAGTATTTATATTAACATCGTAGGGAGTAAATTACAAGGCCTTAGAGGACCATTAAGATCAGAGTATATTCCAATCATTAAGAGCTTGTTTTATTCTTTCTAACCCAAGAATAATAGAATCTTCTCCGGTAGTAAAAGCAAATCTTACA